ATTCTAAATCTCTTGCTAATCTAATATAAGATCTTAATAATTCCAGTTCTGTATCTAACTTTTTCATAGTTGTTTTCTTATAATAATTTTTATTAGTTTTAATAATTAATCTCAAAATCTTAATCATAGTATTTTTAATTTCTGCTGCAAAAGTATATTTTTCGCTTCTAGGAAATTGCTTTAATGCTTGGTACCCATACTCTATCATGTCATATGTTTTCTGATATACTACAAGATCTTGCAGAATCATCACCTCTTATTTAGTTATAAAAATAAAGGGATGGGCTATCGCCCACCCTGTCAGATTATTAGTTCTCAGATTACAGATTACAGTGAAACAAAAGCAGAGCGAAAGCCGACACTGGGGCTCGATAACGACCGAAGGTTGCGCAAGTTGAGCGAGAACACACCAGCCTCGGAATCGTTGTGCCAAATCCCACCACGCATCGGCAGCCTTTCACCATAGTTTCTAACCCAGACATTATCTCCATTATAGCCTATTCCATCTGGGAAAAGGGCCAAATGTTTCAATAAATCAGGAACTGTAAATCCATCATCTGATACCATGTTTTCAAATAAAGTATCATTATAGCCATAGTTTTCATTAGTAGATCCTCCGGTGTACATTGGATTATCTAGCTGACCATCAAGCTGTAATGTTCCTCCTACATTATCTGAACTTTGAGTATCATTACCAGTATCAGAGTTATCTAAGTAAGCTCCTGTATCAGACCAACCAGTTGTATCCCCTTCATCATTTCCTGTCTGGAAATCATTATCATCATGTACCCAAATCTTACCGTCAACTAGCTTAAGTCCATCAACCCACTCCCGTACATTGCCATTAAGATCATAGATTCCTGCTAAAGTTCCATCATGAGACCAAGCAGCTGGTCCAGATCCTGTAGCTACTCGATCATCTCCAACAATAACTCCCTTTTCATAAGTAGCTGAGTAATCTTGGCCATAGTCATTATTCCCTCTAGGCTCATAACCATTCTTTCTACACCATAAGGCAATAGCAGCCCACTCAGCATTAGTCATTAAGTGCCAACCACTACCTTTAGCAAAACAGGCATCTCTAGCAGTATTAAAATCAACATTAACTGTTGGATCCTGATTAGGTAAGGAATAAGCTCTATTATTATTGATTATATTTTGGTATTTTGAGATTAAAATCTCACTCTTCACTTCCCCATTTACTTTAAAAGCAGGATGTGGCTCATTAGGTGCTCCATCAATTACATCATCAAGATTAAACTTTGGGATTCTAACCATAATACTTGGATTGCCTTGGTCATCATATATAACTGTATTCTTTCCTCCAGTTTGTGCCTCAACAGCCTGCCGATAACTATCTTTAATACTAAATCTAAATGGTGAAACCATTATTCAATCACTCCTTCATTAGTTGATGTGATAAAGTTTGGTAAAGCCCATAAATCTAATCCTACATCTTCTGTATTTAAATCATCTTTAACTTTATCAAATACTGTATTCCCCTGGTCATCTACCTCTCCTGTATCTATAAAAGAATAGCTAGCAGCAGGGATATGAATATTAGCTACATACCAATTATTAACTTCTTGCACTAACTCTCCATTTTCATTTAAGCAAATATCAATAGTTCTTTTTTTATCTTCTTGCTTAGATTCTAAATCAATATTTACTGATTGATCATTAATTTCTATAGTCAATATATTACCATTGATGCTATAGTTAGCTTTTTCACCTTGGTTGATATCATTAACCTTCATCCCTTCACCTCCTAGATAATATCAAAATTAATTAAGGTCCACTTGATTGTTGCTTCATCTTCGCTCCCTGAATACTCAACTTTGAAACCATTAGAAGTTTTATCATAAACTCTAATATTACCAATTAAAGCAGGATCACCACTCACAATCTCAGTCATAACTTGATAACCTGGAGCATCATATTGCACAAATCCATCTAGGGATACAGCTGTGTAACTACCTTCGGTAATTGTTATTTCTCCCTGTTTAATCTTTTGTTTTTTCATCTTCTCATGTTCTTGGTTTAGCTTCTGAACAAATTGCAGAGTCTGCATCATAACTGCTACAGACGGGCCAAGACTAGTCTGAATACCTGACTCCATCCTGTTAAGCTTCTTCTGACTAACAGGAGTACCTTGTTGAACTACATTTCCGTCTCCATCTACTACATGGTCAATCCATTTAATAGGATAATAATTCTCTTCAAATTCCACCTATTACACCTCCTGAATGTTGAAATCAAAGGCTACTAATAATCCTTTTAGATCTCCTTTTTCTATTGAGTCTGCTTTCTCAGCAAATACATCTCCATCTTCATCTATTAATTCAAACTCTGATAGTGTACCAACTCCTTCAGTTTCATCTAAATACAAAAATATTCTAATTTTATTTCCATCTACAGAAACTTTATAGATTGGAGTGTCCTTTTTCTGACCATCAACAGTATAAGTGCCATGATCAATACAGTTTTCTATCTCATTAGCTAATTTATTAAATCCATCATTAGTAATCACAATCTCACCTCCCCACAATAAAACTGGTCAACAAAATTATAACTGTGTAAATGATGAGATAAGCTAGTGATTAAATCTGTTACATAAATTTCAGCAATAGTCTGGCTGGTCCATTGGCCCACTTTAATAGTGTCAGCAAAAGGTAGAGAAGATTTTTGATTAATATAACTTTCATTAACATTCATCTGATCTTTAGTAGCATCAGGATAATCTAAATTATTTTCATCATCACTAAAAAAACCACCGATAAACGGTAGCTCCTGTTCTTGAGTCGAATATTCTTCTTGGAATATAGTTTCTATTAATTCAGCAGTTGCCTGATCAGTCCACTCTCCAGTTCTGATGGTATCAGCAAATGGCATAGTAGAGAACTCTGTATAAGGCATTGTAGCTACTACATTAATAGAATCTTCTTCCCTAACAAAGAAATCTGTACTTATGCCAGCGCCAATAACGTTATTAAACAGCTCAATAAAACGATCATAGGTAATATTATAATCTTGAAATACTTCGGCAGGAAAAGAAGTATATAAAGCAGCAGGTTGAGTTTCATCAATAAAGTCCCAACCTTCCCTAATATAAATATCTTCTACTGGTCTATCTAGAGCCATTGCTAATGCTTGGACAACATAATCTATTGTAGCATCACTAGTGTTTTCAGCTATCTTAATCCTAATTAATAGCCTATATAACTTATCTTCATTACCTCTTCTATCTTCTCCAACATTAGATCCATAATTATCTAGATTCTTACCATATGCCTGGGCCAAATCTTTAATCTTTTCAGTATCTTCAAATGCTAACTTAACTTCTTCTATTTCTTCTGTTACTAACTTTAATTTTTTAACAAGATTACTATCATTATTATCATTAATAAAGTGGATTAACTTATCTTTTAGCTTATCTAAAATACTAGACATAGTTAATCACCACTTTATCAGCTGTAGTTTCTGCTACTTCTAGACCTGATATATCAATATTATCTTTAGCAGTTGGCCCGGAAGAGGTGCCTATATATAACTCAAAATCATCTATTCCTTCGCAGCTGTTATAAATAGTGTTAATGATTTTAGAGTGAATAACATCATTATCTATAATTAGATCTTCTATATATTCCACTATACCTTGCTTGATTTGATCATCACCATCAATAGGATAATCATCATTAGTTTTTAAATCTATTTTAAAATAAATATCTTTAGAAGTTGGACGTGAAAAACCTACTTGATGTTCATTACCAGCAACATCAGTAACGGTTATATAAGTGCCTCCATAAGCTTGAATGCCACCTGGTTTAGCTTTATATATTGTTTCAGCTATTTCTTGATCATCACCACCTAAAACAACGGTGAAGACTGATTTAGGAGGGACACCTAAATCATCAGTACTCATAGTATCATTTTCAAATGGTTTAACTTGTTTGGTTCCATCTAAATCATTAATAGCAGAAGAGATAGCTTGAATTATATCAGTAGAGTTTTGGGCCAACTGATTATAATATCTATCTCTTAATTCAGTATCTGTCTCTCTATCTCTTCCCATTTCAGTTTCAGTAGGATTATTAACAGAATCGATTCCAGAAGCAGGGTTAGTGATGACTGTAATAGTATTAGCAGGAACATTAGTATGAGCTCCAGATTCTCTAGCTATAATAGGAACTGTAACACTTCCTCCAGATTCAATTACGGCACTATACTTTGTTTCAAATCTAATAGATGAGTCCTTGTCAGTTTCTACCATAAAGCCTTGATCTATTTCAGTTCCTGGAGTACCATTGATTAAGATTTCACCCTCAGATGGTTTTGGCCCTTTCCTCTCAATATTAAGATTAGTAGCTACATAATCTAGACTTTGGTTAGTCGCAGTATCAACATAAGCACTATTATATACTTTTTCTGCTACAGCCCAAATCAAAGATATACTCCAAGCAAATAATCTAACAAATAGCCCTAGTGGAGAAGCAGATGTTACATTAACATCATCACCAAATAAACTTTGGGCTCTATTTTTCATAGATTCTAGTATTTCATCATAAGTTTTTCTTTTAAAACCATGTTCAGTAACACCATATTCACTCATTAAATCTCCACCTCCCCACTTGATTCAATTAGACCTTCTGTAGTTTCTAATTCATAACCTAAATCCAACTTTCTGTTCTCAATATCCTGCTCTATTGCAACATTTATAACTTCTATCACTCTATCCTCTTTATTTAATTCCTCTTCAATAGCTGCTTGAAACTCTTCTGCAGAGGCTCGTGATTCAAATAAATCCATCCAAGGTACTCCAAACTCAAGATCAAATATCCATTCGCCTCTATTAGTTTGTAACCTCATCCAGATTGCTTGTTCTAGTTCTTCCTTACCTGTTATCTCTTTGATGTTATGGAGTTCATCTAATTCAGTATCTCCTGAAACTATATTAAAATAGAGACTTTTCATATTACCACCTCATTTCCTTAAGAAGTTTCGCTAACTTCTTCCCAAGCAATTTCAGTTTTAGTTATAGTTCCTGTGTTAGGATCAGCTTGGAGAGTAACCTTGTGCTGTTCTAATACAAATACAGTATTGCCTTCGCTGCCAGTAGTTTTTTTCCATCTTATATCATCTACTACTTCCGCCATATTTCCCCTCCTTTAATCAGTAAAAGAAATCGAGCTAAACAAACTAGAGGTATAAGGGCTAATCGGTGGTGAGGTTGGTGTTCCTAAATTCCCTGCATGTTTATGTTTATTAAAAGCATTTTTTAAGGCATTACCTAAAGGAATTGGCTCGCTTGCTCCATCTGAACCAAGCTTGATGGCATCAGCATTTATAACAGCATTAGTACAAGTAATATTCACATTCTTCTCACTTGTTACTTCAACATTCCCGCTTACATTAGCAATCAAGTTATTGGCTACAGCAGCCTTCATATCTCCGCCTTTAATCATATTTACTTTATTATCTTCATTGTTGGCGACTATATCCCCATTTTTTCTAATAAAGACTCTAGAATTAGTGTCTATATTAGCTAGATACAAACTATCATTTTCTTCGCTCGGCAAATCTGCTTCCTGCTCTGTTTTAAGCCCTTTAATAACCACAGCATCATCTAAACTATGCTTTCTTTCATATTCAGTAGATTCTGGATCGCCACTAATCAATAAATTATCTAATGCTCTCTCATTAAAAAGTATCTGAACTTTATCTCCTTTTTGATAAGGAGGCCTAATAATAAAAGGGCCAGCATTTAGATGGGCAACTGGCACTTCTAATATCTTTGGCATTTCAAACTCCTGGTCATTTAACTTCTTTTTAGCCAGGGGAACCACTTCGGCTCTCATTTTTTGAGGATCATACTTCTCAATCTTAGCTGGTAAAGCGACATGTAAATCTTGTAAGCTATTATCGATCAATTCTTTAACTAATTCGTTAATCTTCAACTGGAACCACCTCTGTCTCAGTAATAAACTTTCCTGAATGAGTTCCTTTTTCTACTCGATATAGACCATTAATTGTTTTAGATTTAATCTTATAGACTACATCCGGGCCAACTCTATAATCAAGCAAGCTTTGCACCTTCCATCTCTCTTCATCTGCTTGATCTATCCTTTGAGGGCTAGCAATAAGACCTATATCTTTATTTAACCTGATTACTTTTCTTCCACGTTTATTCTTAGGTCTAAAATATACTTTCCCTCTCCATAAATGAAGTTTTGATTTAGTATCTTTGGCCAATTCTTCTAGTGCCTTTTTAGCATCAGTACTAAAAACTTTTCCCTTAGGATAATTCTTCTCTTTTCCAACTTCTAATTCTCCTAATTCAAGTGGTATTCTATCTATAATATCCTTAGCTATTACACTACCTTTGGTGTTTTTGGCCCAGCAGACACTAATATAAGTGTTGGCCCATTTAGTAGTATCTTCATTGAGCACTATTTTGGTCTTTTTAGCTCCATTTTCAAATTTAGTAGTAGAGTTTTCAACGTAACCAAGAGAAATAACACCTACATCATCTTTATATCCTGCTTTAAATTTATAAACATTTCCTTTCTTGAGGACTTTAATAGTCTTATCCGATAAGTTATAGACAACAATATTTCCGGTATTGCCATCTGAATTAGTATCAAAATTAATCTTAAATTCCATTTCAAGATCAGGAAAATTAATCACTCTATTCTTTACAAATAATTTTGCTTTACGTCCAAGCATTTTTTTACTCATCTTCTATCACCAGAGGAATCACTGAATCCATAAAATTTTCATAAGTTATCCCTGTTTTTTCAGCATAACCAGTTTTATCTATACAAATAATCTTAGCTGCAGGTAGTCTAATATCAGTTATTCCTCTTAACCAATTAAAACCATAGACTATCTTTTTGCCTACAATTATCGGATTATCTGTTTGATCATATAAATTAAAAGAGAAAAACTGGCCATAATCATTCCAAAATATCTCAAATATAAACTCTGTTCCTCCAATGGTTATAGCAAATCTATCATTTTCTTTTTTTAAATTACTTTTATCAATAGGTAAAATTTGATATTCCATTTTTTATGCCCCCTCAACTCTATTATCGACATGATGATTATTTTGAGGGACATTGGCAGTTTGTGTCTCTCTAGTAGGTGTTTCTTGATTGCTTAACTGAACTTCTGAGCCAGTAATATCTCCTTGATCCTTTTTAATTAACTTAATTTGCTTTAACTTCATGGTAGTTGAAAACCCATCTTTAATTTCTTTATTACGGGGGATATT